AGTGATTTCGTTCGCTTTAACATCTTCACTGTATGTATCAATTGAGCACCCACGGTATGCGATGATAACTTCTTGTGTGTAGTTATCGTACAACACGATATCAAGGATGTCCATTTGAAGCACTTCTTCACCTAAAGCAGCGAAGCCAAGAGTCGCTAAGTTCTCTTTCTTCATACGGAAACGTTCTACTGTTACAGAACCTTCGTACTTTAAGTAAACGTGTTCTTGTGGCATGATAGAACCGATTTGGTATACCCCAGTTGTACCAAAGCTACGCTCTGCTGAGATAGACTGAGCACGAGCAATCGGTACGTTTTTAATCATGAAGTATACTGTATTACCAGTCTGTACCGTTTGGTTAGTTACAGATGCCATGTGTAGTTCACTCCTGTTCTTTATTATTTATAGAAGGGGATCGCTCCCCTTCTATTAAGCAGTTAGCTTGTTGTCTACGTAGTTGATACCTACTGTGATGTCGTCTAGACCACGAGCTGGTTGTACAGTGATGTTGATTCGAGCAGAGTTACCTGTGATAACAACTTGTACATCGTCAGGGTTGTAGTCTACGATTAGACCATCTACATTCTTTTGGTTGTCTAGGAAAGACTCAACTGCGTTCTTGATGATAGATGCAGACGTGTTACGGATACGAGTTCCGATGAACTGTTCGTCTAACATTGTACGTAACTCAGTAGTTAGGAAGTCACTAACCTCTCCTAAAGATACACGGTTTTGTACAGGCTCTGAAGCAGTGTTGTAAGTAGTTGGGTCACTTACGATACGGAAGTAAGAGCTTGCACGAGTACGAACGAACTCTACCATTACTACTCCTGCTCCGTCTAACTGATCTAACTGGTCGCCAGTGAACTTGATGTCTAATGCTTCCACATTTAACTTCTTGTATGTAACTGGCTCCCCTACTGCGATACCACTTGCGATACCACCGATTAGAGCAGCACCCATGTATGCAGGGTAGTTGTATACTCGACCGTCTGACATTCTACGAGTTCCTGAGTTACCAACTAAGCTAACACGAGGGTTACGTAATCCTGCTTGACGAGCTTTCAACTTGTCGAATGTGTCTTTTAGACCTCCACCTACGAATCCTCGTAGTTGGTTTCCTGCGCCTGACTCATCACGTAAGAACTGAGATAGTTCACCGTGAATAGCTTCTTTGTCAGTTAGAGGTACAATGTAGTACGCTCCTAGGTCTGCTACTGCCGTGAATAACTCTGCCCAAGATTCCCCAGGTACAGTTGTTGATCCACCAGCTAAGTTTGTAACTGGAATTGTAGCAGGGATTGCAGTTTTCGGATCGTATGATAACTTCACGTATGGGTCAGTGTCAGTTTGGTTAACTAGGTCTGCCCCAATAGCAGTTAACATTTTAGCAGTTGCCTTGATAGGAGTCTCTGTTAGTACGTCTAAGAATTGAGTCTCTACGTTTTTGTTACCACCTAGAGAGTTTGTAACTACTTCAAAGTCAGGTAGGTTACTAATGTCATTGATTAGTACGTTAACATTTTGGTATACACCAGTTCCTAACGTATAAGTACGAACTACAGTAGCACCCTGTGCATCTGCACCTGCTTTTAAAATCAACTGTGTTGCAAGTTTAGATGTAGCGTCTACTTTAACCTCAACCCCAGCGTAAGCCTGTGCCCCTTTGTACTTGATAGAGAAAATGTTACCGATGTTGTCGTACACTTGCTCGTAACGTTCTTTTGTGAAGTACACGCTAAAACGTTTAGACTGCGTTAGTGTATTGTCATCTAATGCGTACTGGATTTCGTTTGCATCTGCACCGTAAAGTTTAGAAGTAACTGTTAATCCTCCGCTTGTTTTTGTTCCTTGTTTTGCATCGTCTGCACGAATAGCGTAAATCTTACCTGCTCCACGAGTATTAGGAGATGGGTTCCAAGCCATTTCGATTGCGTCTAATAGTTCCCCACCACGGAAGAAGTCTCTAGCCTGTGCAAAGTTCGTTAGTTCTACAGGAACTTTTGGTTGTCCACCAGTTGCAGAACCGATTAATACAAGAGGTTTTTCACTTCTTGCGTTAGCTGACCCTAAACCACTAGCGTTAAGAGTAATCTCTGTGTGAGGACGCTTTCTGTCGTGTCCGTATGATACCATAGCGTTTTATCTTCCTTTCTATTTTAGCGTTATTCTAAACCTAAATATTGTTTAAGCTCGTTGAGGAAAACTGTCTCGTCCGTTTGATAGTGGCGACCATTCATTAGAGCTTTGAATCCTGCTGCTTGCATACTACTCATACCAAACATTGGGACTGCGGTCTGTAGGAATGTATCTACATGCACATACGGTTTAATTGGTTCTACCTCTGTTGCTTTTTTAACCTCTTTTTCAACCTTAGTCATTGCTATTTCCCTCCTTCTACCTTCATGTTAACCATGATTTTCTCTAGCTTGTCCAATAGCGGAGCATCTAGGTTATAAGAAGTTTTGTATGTTACAATTGTCTCTCTGCCGTATAGAATCTCAGGGTTAGTACCGTTCTCCCTACCTAAGTTAACTTCCTCTATCTGACCGAATTGCAGTCTTTGTAGAAGATTGTTCGTTAACTCTTCAGGGTTACTACGCATTAGGATTAAGATAGCTTTAATCACTATATCTAAGCACCTCACTGTATCCATGTTCGTAGATACAACTAACACCGAATATTGTTCTGTAGCAGTGAAACCTTGCTTTAACCCAACCTCTTCACCCGTTGTGGCTATGTAGACTACCTTAAAAGGGTCTAGGATATTAGCGAGTTCAGGATCGTAGTCAAAATATACTCTGTTGCCCTCGACTGTAACGTTATCTTCTCGGGAGAACTCAAAGCCCCTCACAACTTCTAACTCACCAATCGGTTTCGATACTTCGAAGTACAGTCGTGTCTTGTCATCCGATACATGGATTAACGACTCATCTTCGATTAAAGCTCCCTCTTTAAACAAGTAGGTGTCTTCGGTATTACCAATACTTGTGTCCGATTCTACTCCTTCTCGTAGACCGATATAGATAGCTCCTTGTTGTGTTTGTTTATCCTGTGGCATCGTGTATACAATCGGAATCTCCCTAACTGGGTCATCCCCTGCATACGTTCTCATGAAGTTATTTGCTACACGAGGTTGTATATCTTTTAAGATTTCCTCTATAATATAACGGTTCGTAAGGAAAATTTTTAATTTCTCCTCTATTTCGTTATATAAATAAGAGTCGATACTAGGCATCATATTGTAGTCCACCTCCTAACTTTCTACATACCATTTTTCATCTTCCACTTCATTAATCGGTTAACGTTTGCAATGAATGTTTTGGACGTATCGTCCTTGTTAACCTTGTCACGATTGATGATCCAACTTCCTGCTGGCGACTTATCAGAGACTGTCCTGAAAGCTACGTAATCGTGTCTATTACTTCCTGATTTCATCTTCGTGATGTTATTAGACTTCGGTGTGTAATTCAGTAGAGAAGCGTCAGACTGTCTTCTGCGGTCGTATAGATAATCCGATACAACTGTTTGCTTAGGACTATCACCGATATCGACTGCACGGAGTTGTTCATACATCCGTCTAGACATACCTCTAGCCTTACGTCTAATCGGTACTGTTAAGTACCATCCACCGTCTTTCTTTGTCTTACGTTTAGAGCTTTTTGCGAAGTATGGTTTAAGGTCGATGACCTCTAACTTTTCTAACCGTTCCTCTGTTAGTTGTAGGTACTTCGGCATGCGTTTAGCAGAAACATTTTTCGGTTTACTATCTATAACTGCTTTCATACCTGTATCTAACACGTCTTGAGCAAGGTTGTCACCTAGGTTAGTCATTGCTGTTTTGATAGCGTTGTTACTCTTAAATAACCTAGGTCGTCTTGCCTTCCTAACCATTAGCCTTCACGCTTCCTAAAGAATCCGTTCAGACCATCAGGGTTCGGTTTACTCTTCGCATCAATCTCTAGACTAAGCTCTTTGTTGTCTACTCCAATTTCGAATGCTTCTTTATCAATGAATACGTCCTCACGTTTTAGTAATAGCTTTTGTGGTAGACGTTGTAACTTTCCACTTGTGTCCCTTGCGTAACGATGTTCCTTCAATAGGTCGGCTACAAGGTACCGTAGAGTCGTTTTAATGTTCATAGATACATTCTGTCCCATTAAGTGCTCCTTAGGGTAAAACAGGTTCTTAGCACGGTCAAACGTGTAGTCTGTACCTTCTACTAGTTCATCTTCCATCGTTCTAACAAGTTCGATAGACTTGACATCGTATACCATGTAGAATCCGTTCTTTACCCTACGTGACGTTACATCGAAAATGAAAGATTGGGAAATAGTAGAATCAGGAGCTAGGATCGTAAGTCTATCTCGGAAAGCTACTTGGTAATCTCGGTCAGGAGTACCAATGGCAGTTCCTGAGTCCATTAATCCCAAGTCTCCGTTGAATACACCCTTCTCTTGAGATTGGACGATAATACCTATCTTTGTTCCAGGTAGGTATGCAATCCCACGACCATGACATACCTTACATGATTGGTTCGGTTGTCGTGTCGCTTTATCTCGGCAAGGGCATAGATACGACTTCTCCCAAAGAGCAGGAAGGGACATAGAGTCAACGTGGATGTCTAACATCTCTGTACGGATCGCGGCCGTAGACATCGTTTGGAGCATGGATGGTTTCTCTGCCATTGTCTATCCCTCCTTAAATAATTCCTAAGTTCATTCCGTAGTAAGCCCGTAAGCCTTTTGTTAGTTCCTCGATGTCTCGGTCGATTTGTAGGATATCGGCAGAAGCCCCACCATACATAGCAGACTGAGTTGTATCAATACTTTGCGATACACCATCAATAGAGATGGACATGTTCGCAATACCTGCACCAATGATTAGGCGGCCCCACTGTTGGAATACTTCTTTTAGAGCGTGCTTAATGATTAGTGTCCATAAGTCAGGGTGTAGTTCCCACGGCTCGGCTACCCCACTACGCTTAGGTGGTAATAGTCCTGCAATATATTCCACATGGAACATTTGAGGAGCGTAGTTATTGTTTCCTGCTAAGTTCGGAATACCTGTAATCATCGGGTATCCTGAGTAAGCGTGAGAAAGGTTTAACCCTTGCCCCATATCGGACGACATAAGAGTAGGTAACATTTCAATATGCCCAGGAAGTTTATTAACTCTCCACCACTTTGTAGGGTAGTTAAAGATTGTTCCTCCACCATATTCTAGTACGATTTTTTCCATCTGTAGGATCGGTCTACGATGAGCTTGTACGAACATAAAGCTCTCGAAGTCATTACGATGGAAGTCATGATGTTCTTTTACGAATCGAGGAAGGATAACAATATCTAACTGCTTCTCTACCTGTGCGACCGCTTGCTCTATCTTAGCCATATAGAATGCGTCAGGTAGATATTTACCAGTTCGTGGGTCTGTAACGTCAATACCAAAGTGGTTAATCTTTACTGCGTCTACAGTTAAACCATAGTCTGCTAGTTTATAACTATCTACTTTGTCAAGGTCTATCAGCTTCTCGTTGTTGTGTTGATACTGATTACCTTCGTATGGGTTATTAATCATACCCAATCACCTTTACCTTTCTATTCTTCTTTTTTAATCGTAGCTTTAGCCTTTGCAGGAGCTTTCTTTACTTCTTTCTTTGGCTCTACGAAGTTGAATCCTGGGTGTGATTCGAACTCTTTTTGTTGCTCTAACGTTAAGTCTTCTGACTCACCCTTCTCATCGAAGTTAATGTCTCCGTAGACTGTAGCTACCTTGTGGTTTTTTAAATAATCATGTGTTAACATTCTATCTCTCCTATTCTAATAAAATAAAAAGGGACAGAATTTTCGTCTGTCCCTATTCAGTTTTCTATTCAGTTTTCGTAGTACTAACTACTATAGAGTCACATCAGCTGCTAATGCAGGGATGTATTTAACGTTCTTGATACGTACCCATTTTTTAGGAGCGTATAATGCTAGAGCACCGTACCATAGTACTGAGAACGTGTATGTAGCGTTCATTTGCGCCAATGGTAGACGCATCATTGGCATTAACTCTAGTAAGCTAAGAACGTTTTGGTTCATTTCTCCAACGAATACATCAGTTGTTTCAGGGATGATTTCGTTACGATCCACGAATGTGATTACGTTTAAGTCACTAGCTTTAGCCACTGGGATACGTGCAATTTGGAAGTAGTGTCCAGTTTGAGCACCTTGACGGTAAACTACTACGAATTGTGGTTGAGCTTGGTAGATAGGTTGTAACTCGATTTCTAACGTTACAGAACTTGTTGCATCAGTTAGAGCCGCAGTTACAGCATCTGAAGCTACAGACTCAGCTTCGTTAGAGAATACTACTACTTTGTACGATAGGCTCTTATCTTCAGTTGTGAATCCACCTTTGTCAGCAGCTTTAACAGTTGCTTTAAGTGTTTTAACTGGAAGTGGAGCGTTTGCTTGTGGTAAGCGGTTTTCAACTAATACGTTGTCGTTCTCCATGATAGTAGAACCGTGTAAGTTGATAGCACCACGAGCTGATAAGAATTGGTTGATAGTGAAACCAGTTGAGAATCCACCTGCGTTAGACGGTTGAATTACACGTTGACGGTCTAATAGGTTATTCGTGAACTCTGCTTGGACACCGATTGGCATGAACGCATCTGTAGCTTTACCGTAACCTTTACCTACGATTACAGCCGCTTTGTTAAGCACTGCTTCAGATAGAGACTGACCTTTTAAGTCAATGATGTTCGTTTTTTGGTCGATAAGTTTGTGTAAACCATCGAACTCGATACCCGATTGTTGATCCGATTCAGCAGATAGAGACGCATCTCCGTAAAAAATTGCCCACTCGATAGACTTAGCAATTACAGAGATAGCATCTTCTGTAAGGATAGTCATAGGGTCAGAGATGTTGTTCACTAGACCAGCAGCGATAGATTGTTGCTTAGTGTCTGAGATGAACTTCATTTGTACAGTCTTTTGACGGATGTTAGGATCGTTGATGCTTGCTACCCCAATCTCACTAACGAAACGGCTATGACCTGTACGTCCGTGTTGGTTGAACACTGCATACTTTGCAACTGTGTTAGAGATTTGTTGTTTAGCAATTAATGGGTAAATCGTGAAGTCTGAGTTATCCCAAGTTAACATCTTAACTTCGTCTTCAAGGTATTCACGTCTTAAAGCCGCTGCGTCAAGCTGTGTATCAGGTGTGATGCCTACTCCTGTCGTAAACGATTTTTGTAAGTCTGCAATTTTGTCTTCAGCCGCTTGAGGTAATTTACGTACTTCAGGCTCTGCTTGTACTTGTTTGTCTTTATTTAATTCAGCACCCATGTATGTATCTTCCTTTCTCGTTTTATCTATTTTTAGTTTAATAGTTACCTATGTTTGTCCACCTAAAAGGATAAACACAGACGGGCTAGGAGGAGGAACCCGTCTATGTTAAAAGCTCTATTCGGCTTTCATGTTGTTAATATAACACTTCATACTTACTTTTCTTAATTTCCGTAAAAATTAACGATTTGTTCAGCAAGTTTTACATCGTTATCAGTAGGTTGTCCACGTTTTATACGGTGAACGGCACTACGTAAGTTGTCTTTAGCCCCTGGTGATAGAGTGCTAGACTTCTCTGCGTAATAGCGTGTAATTTCATCTACGTGGTTTTGTGGGTTGAATGGTTCTGCTTCTACCTCTTCTTCTGCTTCCTCTGTAACTTGTACTTCAGGAACACCATTAGACTTAGAAACGAACTCAACTGCTTTACCTTCTAACTCTTCTTCCTCTTCTACAGGTTGTTCAGATTTAGCTACCTCTTCTTCAACTTCAGTAACCTCTGCTTCTTCAGTAGTAGGTTCTTCTGTAACTTCCTCTGTAACCTCTTGTGATTTAGAAAGAGCTTCTAGGATCGTAGCTAAAGTTTTTTCAAGACCTGCTACTTTCTCATGTAAATTACCGTTAGACTTGACAACTGCTTCGAAAGCTTTAAGGATGTCGGCACTGTCTAGAGAATCTTCGGATTTTTTAACTTCCTCTTTATCCTCTTTCTTGTCTTTATCCTTATCTTTCTTATCCTTCTTGTCTTTAGGAGATTTTTCTTTCTCCTTGTCTTCGTCTTCGTCCTCATCTTTCTTGGACTTCTCTACTTCTTCAGGTTCCTCAGCTTTAGCAGGTTCTTCGTCCTCAACTTTTGGCTCCTCTTTTGGTTCTTCCTCTTTAACAGGCTCCTCTACTACTGGCTCCTCTTTAGCAGGTTCAACCACTTCAGGTTCTTCGATAGGTGCTTTCGGCTCCTCGATTGTAACCTCTTTTTCTTTGTCAGACTTTTCTAGCTGTTCTAAGTCTTCAGTTAATTTAGCAAAAGTTTGTTTCGCACTCATTAGTTAAACTCCCTTCAGTTTAAATGTTTTGTTTAGCTTGTTGAGATAGTTGTTCTAACTTCTCTTTAGCTTCTACCCTTGAATATCCTTTTGAAATCTGTAAGAATAGGATCGCACTCTCAGGTGTGTATCTTTCCATTGCATCTAAGTAGTTACCAACTTCTCCCCATACATCCTTAAACTTAGATTCATCTTCTTCTTTCAATGACCAAGATAAGTTGTATAAGCTTCGTGCTAGACTATCAGGACTAATAGCAGCAACTCCTACACTCTCTTCAGGTGTAATTGCGTACCCAACTTGCCAACTCTTCATGAAAGCATCCCATACTGCATTCGGGTTAGCAGGACTTGTTGTAACCGCCACATTTGTGATATATGTACTTTTAATAATCCTTGGATCAGCTTTGTCTCTAGCTTTAGCAAAACCTTCGATAGAGAATCCAATCTTTCTATCAATACCTGATTTTTGAATACTGTTAGCTAGATTCCAAATACTCTTCGCATATGGATTATCTTTGTATAGCTTACCCTCTACGAATAAACCAACATCATCTACATGTGTACCTTCAGTAGGAACACCAACCTTGTATTCTTCACCTTGGAAGTGTTCGTAATTTAGATACCCGTGAGTGATGAAATGACTGATATCAATTCCTCTCGGATCAATAATGTCGTCTTGTAAGTCAAGGTCAGGCGTTGTAGCGTAACCTCTCAGGCACCACGATTTACTACTTGTATCTTCGTTACTCTTACTGATAGACTCTTCGATGTCGATAGGAACGAATAAATTAACTTTACCTGTTATGGGGTTAACAGCTTGCATCTAGGTATCCTCCCCTCTAAGTGGTATGCGCCTGTAAAGTATACCGACCTTACAAGCACGTTTTGATGCTATTAATATAACAGAAGTACCACTTAATTGAGGATTATTTACCTTTACCGCCTTGTTTTGAAGCGTTTGTATTCTTCGCACCTTTAACCTGTCCGTCTTTGCCTACCCCTTTGTTGTGGGTTCCTTTACCGTTAACATTACTAGAGTTACCGTTCATCCCTTTCTGTTCTGCTTGGGACTTCTCTTCCTTCGGTGTTTGCTCTTTCTTGTTACCTGGAACTTGTCCGTTAGGTGTCATCGCTACTTGTTGTTCCATCATTTCTTTTTGCATGATTTGACCTAGACGTTGTACGTGAACACCATTTAGAATGATGTCTCCACCTTCGATAGGAGGTAAACCTAGTTCATTACGAACATCGTTAATTGTTAGACCGATTTCTGCTTTAGCTGCTAGGATTTCGATAATCTCACGTTCTGTTTGAACATCTCCACCAACGAAACTAAATAAGTAACGATCCCCAAATTGTGCAACGATATATTTGTTGATTGCATCTTCGATGAACTTCAGTAAAGGCTCTAACCCTTTATCTTTAGAGCTACGATGTTTCTCTTTCGTACTACCCTCGTTTAGAGAGTTACCACTACTACCTGTAGCTCCCCCACGGTTAGGGAAGTTAATCTCAGATGGGTCGATAGCGTAGATAGAGCAACATACGTTAATTAAATAGTTCAACCACTTCTCAAATTCCATATCTCTAGATGATTGAGTCATGTTAACGAAATTAACATCCTCGGCAGAGATTACAGGAATCTTCCAAGCTCCATTGATACCACTAAACATTGCGGTCCATTCACGTCTAAATGCCTGTAACGCTTGGTTTGATTGGTCTTGTCCCGTTTTGATGTGTAATAGACCTCGTGTAGTACCACCTTGTGCGAAGTACCTAGCATTGAACAGCTCTGTATTTTCGTGGTACTGTAAGTGGTTCATAGCAACCTCTAACTCGGAATATCCGTAGCGGCCGACTGTAATATCGGTTCTCGGATTGTGTACCTCCCAAGCCATTTCTTTTGCTTTAAATTCTGCTACCTTTCTACGCTCTAGAATCTGTACGTATTTGGCAACATTCTTTCCTTTAGGTTCATGACCTTTCTCATCTACGGCTACATAGATAGTAGACGCATCGACCGCTTTGAATCGGTTTAACTCACCTTTTGTATCGTAGATAAGCTCGAAGTTAATCTTGTCATATACCAATCTATCTCGAACAAGTTTCTTTACAAATGCTCGGAGATTATCTCTCGTGAAATCATCGTGACTCTTGCCTGTATGTTGTAGGAAGTCTTCAATACGTTCCATTTTCGCAATGTCATGTGAAGTTGGTTTATCTAACGGGTTCTTTAGTCGAACCTCGTATCCGATCCCTCTATCACTATGTCTAGCAGGAGTACAGAATAACGATACTTGGTTTACACGAGTATTAATAATTGCGTTAAGTATAATATTCTTTCTTGACCATAACTTCAATGTCTCTAGTAAGTTATGATTCCCTCTTGACGAAGGAGCTTCTTTGTAATCAGGGTTCATCGACATACTACCTAAAAGAGGTTCCTCATATGCCTTAGCCCGTCCTTGGCCGCTTGATTTGCTTTTCTGTATCTGTTCGTCTTCTAAGTGTTTGATAGCCAGTAGAAGGTTGTCGTCTACCTTTCTGATATTCTCAGGTGGCATATCATTACTTCGATTAGTGAACCAGTCTAATACACTCATTCATGTCACCTCAGTTTATTTACAAGTTATGTTTTGTATTCAACGGGGTTTCGTGAGTTGTCTTCGTGGTACTCAAATACTTTACGACTGTTCAATACGTTATCATAAGTATCTTTGACTAACTCGTTATGCTTGTTTACTAGAAGCACTTGGTCATCATCGGTTAAATCTACAATCAACCGTTTATCACCTTCGATAACAGAGTAAACGGACACATTGGTACCACCTAGTGACTTATAGTAGCTAATGACTTCCAACCATGTGTAGTTGTGGTTCAGAAGTTGTTTAGCTTTCTTCCATTTCGTATCTTTGCTGAATAAACTCACATAGCTCACGCCCTTAGATATAATATAAGACTACATAGTAGTAATTTAGTGAATACGGAGTACGTAATGTGTATCTTAATTATATCACAGTAGTTAGATACGACCCGTGCTAGAGACCGTTACAAAAAGAAAAAGAACTCACTAAGGAGTTCTTAAAGTACTTTATTGAATGCACCTGCATCGGATACTTTTGCAGTCGGCACCGATCCGTTAAAATCTATCTTGTTGTACGAGCTTGTATTCGTAAAGTGAACGAATGCACCAGGAGTTGAAATCAAGTGAGTATCCCAAAGCATACCCTCGAATCGGTTCTGTTGCCCGTTCACACGTAGTACTGTTGTTGTCATAGCAGAAGGTTGTATTTGAAGTCCAGTGAACATATTTCCACTACATTCGTTCGGGATCGTTTCAGAAGATTCAATTACAATCATTTCAATACAATCATCTAATGAGATGTCTTTAAATCTATTCGCATTCACCCAAGCCATACCTGTATATGGTTTATCTGCTCGTAGCTCTAACCCTCTTCGTAGACCACTAATCTTGATGTCGAAGAAGTTTACGAATGATACTTCGTGACCAGTTCCACCTGCAAAGCATGAGATACCTACGCCTTTGTAAGAACCTGCCCAGTTAACGATGACACCGTTCTTAATAGATGTTCTGTTCCATGTGTTATAAAACTTATTCTTACCATCCAAGTAGAAGACCGCAGAATCAAATGACGGATCGTCAATAGCGATGTACGGATTTGTCACGGATGCGTTCGTCTCTAATTCTAGTACACGTACGTTACTACCAATAACTAGTTTTGTACCATAGCCAAATAGTAGTTCCACGTTCTTCTTAATGATGATAGGTGCAGTGATGTAGTAGTCTTTAAACTCTTCTAGTTGTACAGTCTTGTCTGTTGTGCTTACACTTGCAGCATTGATTGCGTTTTGAACCTGTTCTGCATGTGTTGCTCCACTAAATGATTTAACTTGTAGCATAGAGTCCCACCTTTCACATTTGGTCTTACCAGTGTAATATAGGACTTCTACATACGAAAAAAGACCCCTCGAAAGGAGACGAGGAGTCTTTTACATCTATTATTTGCCACCACACCAGCCACTAGGCACCTACGGAGACCACAAATGAACTCTCGCAAACCTTTTACAGTGGATTTTATCGACCTTTACGGGCTAGTCTCTCTTTTGGAGACTCATCTTGCCCTCTTTGACCTGTACAACTATTACCTTTGAACGCATAAGAACTTTTAACTTGTCAACCTTTGAACACTTAGCTTTGAGCTTCTTACACCTGTTTGTACCCCGCTTCCTCGGGGGTACTATCATATATGTATTAGCCCAATTTGGCTACCGCTTAGTTTTGACTAATCTGTCAAAAGTATCTTGTTCTCACTATATCGTTAGTAAGGGACGCATTTGGTTGGTAAGTGTCGGTGTGTTAGCAAAGGCTTGTCCCTCTCAAAGAGAGGGAGTCAACCTACTATTTGACTTCGAACTCGATATCCGTACGAGCGTTGATTTCGGATAATGAAGCATCCACATCTAACTCGAACGAATTGATGTCTTCTTCCATCTGATTGATAACCTTACGGATACCAATAGGATCGACAAGATTTGGTTTGTAGCGAGACTCTGCATTTTTTACGATGCGAGCGTGGTCAGCGTCATCAACCTTACGGTCTTTGCCACCTTCCT